TGGTTGCGAGACCTAACGAGAAAAAACGGAAATGACTTTTCTGACGTTCTTGACTGAAGATTTACAAAATGAAGCTCGAAACCGTACCGCTTGGCTCAATTTCTCCTGACCCAGCGAACACGCGGAAGCATTCCCGCAGAAACCTTGACGCAATCAAGGCGAGCCTGCGCCGATTCGGTCAGCAGAAGCCCATCGTCGTTGACGCAAAGGGCGTCGTGCTCGCCGGCAACGGAACGCTGGCCGCGGCAACGGAACTCGGCTGGTCGGAGATCCAGATCGTCCGCACGGCGCTTGCCGGCGTGGACGCAACGGCGTTCGGCATCGCGGACAACCGGACGGCTGAACTTGCGGAGTGGGAGGAAACCCTCGGCGAAGTGCTGAAAGCATTAACAGATGCAGGAGTCGATGCGGCCGACCTAGGGTTTAACCAGATGGAGATCGACGACCTGCTTGAGGCCGAGAAAATCATCGAGGAAGCGGACGAAGTAATACACGAACAGAGCATTCAAGTAGAACCCAGCAAAGAATATGTGGTCATCGTTGCAGAGAACGAGGCCGAGTGGGCAGAGATGATCACCTACTTTGACCTCAAGAAAGTTAGACGCGGAGGATACAAGGCTGGATCTGCTTTTGATGCGGTCGGGATGGAGCGCGTGCTCCCGTTCAAGCGCGCAAAAAAATGACAATTGCAATTCCAAGCAAGGGTCGCGCAGGAGAGACGAAAACAGACAAGATTCTGAAGTCGGGCGTGCTGTTCGTTCCAGAGTCGGAGGCGAATCAGTACCGGAGAACTTCGCGCAACGTGGTCGGGATTCCCGACGAGGTAAAAGGGATTACAAAAACCCGAAACTGGATCTTGAGAAATTGTGGAGCAAACCGCGTCGTATTCGTTGACGACGACGTCAAGGCGCAGGGATGGAAAAAACTTTACGAGTACAACGCGAAGGACAAGCCATTGACCGAGGCGCAATGGCTGCATGAGTTCGAGAAACTCTTCGATCTAACCGAACAACTAGACTACAAAATCTGGGGAGTTTCGACGGATGGCGCGTTGCGTTCGGTTTATCCTTACAAACCATTCTTGTTCCGCAGTTATGTCACGGCGTCGTGCATGGGAATCATCAACGACGGAACATATTATTTCGACGAGGAGTTTCCCGTAAAAGAGGACTACGAAATTTGCCTCCGGCACATAAGAGATCGCGGAGGGGTTCTGTGCTGTCGCTACATTTATTGGGCAAACTCGCATTGGGTCGATGATGGGGGATGCAAGACGTATCGAACGCAGAGAATGGAGGCAGAGTGTATCAAAAAACTGGTGCAGAAATATCCGGGATACATTCGGCAGATAGTTCGCGGAGGTTCCGAATACTCGATTGAGCTCAACTTCTAGAGCGGAGGAAAACTCCCAATCACCGGCCGAGCTTCTGGCGAAGGCGAACGTCGCCAACATCACCAAGAAGCTCAAGGCGGGCAAAACGCTGACCGCGTCCGAGCGGAAGGCGCTCGCCGAGTTCGAGGCCGACAAGACAGGCGGGGCTTGGGTCGGCGGGATCAAGCAACTTGCCGATGAACTCGGGCTATCGCGGCAGGCGCTTTACGATGCGCGCAAACGGTTCCCGGATGAAGCGCCGAAGCCGGACGGCCGGAGGGAAAACGTCGAGGCGTGGCGGGCATTCTGCGCGGAGAAGTTGATCGGGCGCGACGTCGCGACGAAGACCCTCGCCGAACTAAAAGCCGAGTTGATGCGCGAGCAGATCGAACTTGCGCGCACGAAGAACCGACGGGAGTCAGGCGAAGTCATTGACCGCGAAGTCGTCGAGTCGATGCTCGCGCTCCTCGGTCAAAAGCTCGACCTATTGCTGCGGCTCAAGCTCGAGGTCGAACTCGGTCCGCGGGTCGCCGGCAAGTCGGCAGCGGAGGCAAACGTCGAAGGCGGGCAACTGCTCGATGAGATCCGCGAAGTCATCGAGAGCAACATCGCGAACTTTCAGCGCGAGGCGCTGAACGACCAGCGCGAGGACGCCGACTGATATGTTCAAGATCTGCGTCGCTCGAGATGTCATCGAGCACGCCCTGCGGCAGGTCGCTTCGTACAACTTCGGACAACGCTCCCACGGGAACGGAACGCCGGAACAACAGTTGACCGGGGTCATCGCCGAGAACGCGGTGCTGCGCTTGTTCGGTCTGCCGCTCAACGACGGAGGCAACGGCTGCGATGACGGAGTCGATTGCCGGTTCGCCGGCGTCTCTCTCGACATCAAAACAATGGGCCGGACGACCGACGTTCGACCAGACTTCGTGAATAACTTTTTGGCGGCGCAACTTTCATTCGCGGTTGATGCGCTGCTGTTTTGCAGCCTGCACAAGACGCGCAACGAGCTTACGATCTGCGGCTGGATTCCGAAGGCGAAGTTCCTCGAGCGTGCGCGCCTTTTCCCGAAAGGCTCGATCCGAAAGCGGAGCGACGGATCGAAGTTCGCGACGTTCGCGGACCTCTACGAAATCGCGTGCCGCGACTTGTGCGACGTCGCATCGCCGAGGGATCTCCGCGAGCAGTTGGTCGGTTTCGGACTGTCCGAAAAAAAGTGCGTTTGATCGAAAGATTTTTCTTGCGGAACCGGAGCGGTTCGGTTTTTGTCTGTCTCGTTCAGTTAATCCAACAACCAAAAAAAACAACGACCATGACCTCCACTAACCTCAAGATTACCTTCGGCGACTTCGGAACCACGACCGTCATCATCGCGGCGAACGACGAAATCGGTCGCGCTTTCCTGCGCGGAATGAGCGGATCGAAGATCGCTCCGATCTCGGTCGAGATTCGCAAGAGCTTTTTTCAAGAGTTCGCTCGCATCGCGACGGAGCATTGCGTGACGTTCGCGGAATAAGGCCGAAACGCCCGCAAGGGCGTCGCACCGTCACGCGGTGCCTGACGATGGCCGTCAGCAACTCAAAACCAAAAACCAAAACAACGATGAAAAACAACGTCACGATTAACGGCATCCGGTTCCTCAAGCACGGCGTCAAGGACTCCGCTGGAAATTACTTTCCGGCGCTGGTCTATCGCAGCCCGGCGTCACCGGTCACCAACCTCGAGTCAATCACGGTCTACGCTCGCACCTACGACCGCGGCCTTCCGGTCGAACTGAACCCGAGCAACGACACCGACAGTTCGACCGACTACTTCGAAAAGGACTCGGTCACCTATCTTCAAGGCACGCCGGAGTTCGACCTGCTGGCGACAATCGCCCGCTAACCCTCGCGAGCGCCTCGGAAACGGGGCGCTTTTTTTCCTGAAAAAAGATCTTGAACAAGGCAAGCGGTTCGGTTCTCCTATTCAACGTGAACAACGACACCAACTCCCTCCAAGCGATCCGCAAAGCAATCGAGACGTTCCAGAACGTCTGGGTTCCCGCCAATGGCGGCACCGAGACCGAGTTCGTCAGCCGGACCGGCAAGCGTTTGCTCTACTGCTACAACTCCGCGCTGGCTCGCCACGCCTACCTCGACCTCGGGTCGGACATCATCCTCACCGACGATGAAGCCTGCATCGCCCTCGGCCTCTACTGAAGCAGTCGGGCGTCTGGGTCGGGAAACCGACCCGACGCTCGGCGTCCGCATCCTGCCGACCGACTTCTACTTTTTCGAGGTTCGGTGCGTCTGGGCTCCGGTCCCGCCGCATTGGGTGGGCGCGTGGTCGCGTCGCGTCGATGATCGACTGCGGGACCGTCTCGGTCGGGAGTTCTATTGACGGCCGGCAGGCGTTGCACGGTCGGTGATTTTGTTTGTGGAAATAATACTTGCAGAACTGAAGCGGTTCGGTTTCTCTCCTTACGTCAGCAACGAAAACCAAAAACAACGATGACAACCTACCAATACAACGACGGCGGTCGCGAGGCCGCAGGATTCAAGGGCAAAGCCGGTGACTGCGTGGTTCGCGCAATCGCAATCGCCAGCGGGCGCGACTACGCGACGGTCTACAACGAGGTCAATCAACTCTCCGAGAATGAGCGCGGAGCCAAGCGGTCCAAGGCGAACGCGGGCGTCTACACCAGCAAGAAGGCGTTCAAGGACTACATGGCCGCGATGGGCTGGCGCTTTGTCGCAACGATGACCATCGGCTCTGGCTGCAAGGTTCACCTCAAGGCCGAGGAACTGCCGGCAGGTCGCATCATCTGCTCGGTCAGCAAGCACTACGTCGCGGTGATCGACGGAGTCATCAACGACACCTTCGACCCTTCGCGAGACGGCACGCGGTGCGTCTACGGTTACTGGGTGCAAGGAGGTGCGGCGTGAAACTCGACGAGATAAACCTCGGGCAAACCTATCGCGGCACGAT